CTACCACCTTCAGAATTATCTAATGTTAAACCAAATTCTTTACCGAATAACTTATACAAACCATCGCCTCTTTAACTACAAATGTGCATCTGTTTTTACCTAATGTAGTAACGATATTTCTGATTGTTGCGTTACGCTGATTTATTGGGAAAACAACTTGATGTGTGTAGAAGAATGTTCCATTTTCTTGTGAAGATGAAATTCCGTTACTTGTTGAAGCAGTTCCACGTGGCACTTCAAATTTCCAAAATCTTTTACCAGTATTTTTTGATAACGCAGTAACAACACCTGATGCAGATGTTACACGACTATTTCCTGAAGCATCATATAATGCAGAATTTTCAATTAAATAAATGGTTTCAACACCACCTACTGAATCTCTACATTCAATCGCATATCCTGATGTAATTGCACAACTTGGCATATTTATATTTTTAATTTTATTTTAAAAAAAAAGGTGGTGTATATTTCACCACCATTTTATTCACTAAACCGATTATTATATTGCAGCTACGAAGCTAACACATTCGTTTGTAAATGCTACGTTAACACCCATTTTGAACGCTACACGGAAACGAACATCGTTGTTATCTTCAGAATACCACATTTTGTAAGAACCTTCTTCATCAACTAAATCTACTGCCATTGCGATGTTTGACAAAGCTATTGCGTAAGCATCACCGGTTCCGTTCAAACCATTTGTTGAAACAACTTCAACATTTGTTGCTGGTAATATGAATGAAGAAGCATTTGCATCTTGTGGATTGTAAGAGAAAAGATTCAATGCTCTGTAAGCCATAATCAATAATCTGTACCAATCATTTCCAACAAATATCTTAACATCACCTTTAGCAAGTACTGCTGCTGGAATTGCTTTGTAGATACCTTCAGTTGCTGCTACTACGTTTGATTGTGTGATTGTAGTGATTGTTGCTACACCAGTATAACCTGATACGTTTGCATTTACTGGACTACCAGCAGCAATCAACTTTGATAAGCCATCAAACTTATTTAAGTTAGCACCACCACTTCCAGTAATATCACCTTGCCAAATTGCAGTTTCTAATTGTGCAGCAATACGTGCATTTTTCTTATTCAAGTAAGCAGTTTGGAATTCAGCGTTGCCGAAATCTTCGTATGTGCTACCAGCTTTCAATGCTTCTTGCGTAAAGTATGCTTCCAAATCTTTTGGACAGATTTTTTCTTCTACTTTGATTTTACCAACAGTAATTGTACGTTGTGTAAATGTAGTTGTTCCTGAAGGGTCAAATGAACAAGAATCAGTTCCGAAAACTGCATCCGTATCCATCAAAGGAATTGCAACAACAGATTTAGCATTTGGGATAACTATACCACCATCCTTAATCAATTGCTGTGTTTTTGCTTCAAATACAGCACTTGTCAAAAGTGGTTTAACAAGTTGTTTTGTGTATGAAGTTAATGTACCAAGACTTAATGCCATTTTATTTTATTTTAAATTATTAACTAAATAGGATATCGTAAGATTTTGCTTTCTTTTCTTCTGCAAAACTTGATGATGATTTAACTGATGCATCAGGAATACCAGTTGGTGTTTCTGCAAGTGTTTGTGTAAGATTCAATAAACCTTCAATTACTTGAGTCGCTTTGTTTAATCTCGCTTCGTAATCAGAAAATCTTTGCTCATAAGCAGAAAATTTTTCTTCGTATGAAGCAAACTTTTCATTGATTGCAGAAAATTTATTACCAATTTCATCTTGCATTGGTGCTGGTGCTGGTTCTTCAGTTGTAGTTTCAGTTTTAATTTCTGTGATAACACCATTATCTCCAACAACGATATATGTACCATCTGATAATTCGTGTTCACCTATTGGTGCTGGAATGCCATCAATAGTAACAACACCACCAACCATTAATTCTGTAATCTGAACGGCAGTACCATCTTTTAAAGTAGCATCCATTAATTGAATAGGATTTGCAACGGCAACTGGTGCAACCAGTTCGTTAAACGTTAGACGTAATTTTTCAATGATTTCTTTTGCATTCATATGATATAATGGATTTAGTCAGTAATTAGTTCATTTAACAACTTTGATATCTGATTTAAAGCATTCTGTTCAGCAGTAATTGGTTCTACATAATCAAACATTCCTTCAACAGAAAAACCTTTGTAAGTTCCTTTTTTTACCTCTTGCCACACTTTTTCATTTTCAACATAAAAACTACCAAACCAACTACCATCTGCAACACCATTAAATTCAGCCATCGGCATTATTCCACGTTTTTTATCTACGATGAATGATTCAAACATTGTAACACCTTTTACCCTTTGTTCAGAATCGTGCATCAAATTAACGTGATTCATATATTTCTTTTTAGCAAACTTGATAGCTATCTGCTTAATTGTTTCAGCAGAAAACTTGACATAATGTTCGCCAAACTTTTCATTGTTACGATAAATCAATTCATCAGCCAACATTAATGGACCTGATATTATACGTTGTTCTTCGTTGACAATTGCAAATGAATGTGATTCAAGAAACTTTGAACCAATGCCATCTAATTGTGCAATCACGTCAGCATTATTATCATAGTGTTTATTTATTCCTAAATCTTTTATCTTTTGAACTTTTGCTGCATTGCTGCCAGTTGCATAAATTCTTGATTCAGGAATTCCTAAATCTTTTGCTGTTTGTATCATTCCCGTCAGTTCAGACCTTGCACTAATGATATAAATAGTATTTCCTTCAGAAATTAATCTTTCTGCTAATTTCTTACCACGTTCAGTTGATAACGTATCATCATAATCAAATGAAATCTTATTATCAGCAAAGTGTTGTTCCCACATTGAATTGCAAATGGCAACTGCTTGGTCTGAATCTTTACCTTCTTTGATTACATATGCAATGCATCGTGGCAAAAATTCTGTCTTGTGTTCACCTTTTGATGGTGCAAGAAATTCATCTTTAAATGCAATGAAATCTTTCTTGATTGCTGGTTCATCAACCAATGCAACATATGATACTTCTGCTTCGTTGTTGATATCTTCAGATATCTTTAATTCATAAATTGGTAATGTCATTGTTTTATTTTTAAATTAGTTAATTCTTGCTGCTCTATTTAAACGCCTGATTCTTTCCTGATTACCTGAAACATCAGATTCAAGAACGAATGCACGATTAGTTGCTGAACCTAATTGATTTATCTGCGATTGATTAAGCATTGTAGTTTGCATCTGTGGTGTTAATGGTGCAGTTTGACCACCAGTAAAAGAATTAGTTGGCATTGCAACATTGCTTCCAGCACCACCACCATTAGGCACTTGTACAGACATAATCTTTTTAACATTCTTAATACCAGTTGCAATTGCTAAACCAGCATTAATTGGTGCTAATACTGGACCAACAAAAGGAATACCAATAGTTGCTTCATATGCTTTTTGTGCTGATGTAATCGTTGAAATCGTTGCAGATATTACTGCCAATGCTTTACCAACACCAGTTTGTTCACCAAGTAGCTGTGCTGTTTTCATTAAAGTATCAGCAATCGCATCTGCTGCCTGAACAGTTGCTTCAACCTTCGCCTTTGCTAAATCCTTTTCTGATTGTATTATTGCATTGTTAATCTGTTGTTCTTGTATTGCATATCTCTGTTTTATCTCAACAGTTGACAAACCAGCTGCTTCAGCAGCAGCAATTTCTGCATCACGCTTAACATTTATCTGTTCAATTAATGTTGCAGATTCTTGTTTTGCAATTTCTATTAATCTTTGTGCTTTAGTAAACGCATCAATCTTTTCTTTTTCAACCAAACCTTTCTTCAGATTATATTCAGCCAACGCATTATCAATCTGTGAATTTTTAGTATCTAATGCACGTTGTTTTCGTATCTTATCAATTTCTGTTTGACCAGCAGCATCAGCAATCTGCAATTCCTGAATCTTTGTTTTAATTTGCTGATTTAATTGATGATCGGCGACATTCGCCATATTCCAAGCGTCTTTTTTATTGTTTATAGCTATATCACCAACTTTATCTTTAGGTAAAGATAGGACATCTTCTCCTACCGTCGGCTGACCCTTTTCCAGCCTTCCTTCTCGTATTACCTTTGGAGCGTCAACCCACCTATTTGCAGTTCTTTTAGATAACTTTGACATGGCACTACTAATAGCTGACGGAGCTATTTCTCCTGCGGCAATAGCCTCAAATTCAGTAGGAGTAAATGGAGCTAAGGTAGTTAAAGTCTGAGCTGCCCCACCCCATATTCCTGCTATTTTTTGAATAGCACTAGCAAGTTTTGGAGATAAATACTTAGATGCAGTCTCAGAAACATCAGAGACTATGTTGCCTTCAGATTCCATAGCCG